GTGACGCAATAGCCTACAGCGTCATCGACCCGGCTGCATTCAGCCAGGACGGTGGGCCATCCATTGTCGAACGCATGAAGATCAACTTTAGACGCGCCGACAATAAGCGCGCCGGGACGCGCGGCGCTATAGGCGGTTGGGATCAGATGCGCGCCAGAATGGTGGGCGAAGACCTGGGCGACCCGCATGGGCAACTACCTATGATGTTTGTGTTTAGCACCTGTATCGACTTCATCAGGACGGTGCCAGCACTGCAACACGATAGCTCGCGCCCGGAAGACCTCGACACCAGCGCGGAAGACCACGCGGCAGACGAGGCGCGGTATGGTTTAATGAGCAGGCCATACGTTCCCAAGTCCGACGCCCCTGTCCTCAATCCAACTCTAAGCATCGGCGGCACCTCGACCATGACGATGAATGACCTAATTGACTTGGTAGGCAAGCGACGGCACCAATACGACTAGGTTGCAATTGTGTCACTATTGACATATAGGGTATTATGAAAAACATGTAGCGGCATTATTGCCGATTTGACCGGGAAACCCACAAAAAGGGCGACTATGCAGGATAATTCATACCAAGCCGAAGAAGGCACCCTGGTCACGCCAGAGGACGCTGGCAAGGGCGCGCCCGGTGTTGTTGCGCGGTGGATCGCGGAGCTTGATCTTAGCGACAAGGTTGAAGCAAGCTGGCGATCACGCGCGAAGGATGTAGCGGACCGATACCGCGACGAGAAGTCCAAGTCGAGCCAAGGCGGGCGCTATGCGGGCGCGAACCGCTATAATATCCTTTACAGCAACATCCAGACTATCTGCCCCGCGCTGTATAATCAGTCCCCCAAGCCTGACGTGCGGCGGCGCTACCGTGACGCTGACCCTGTCGGCAAGGTTATTTCTGACGTTCTGGAACGCGCGTTGTCCTACACGATGGACGAATGCAACTTCGACCGCTACATGCGTATGGCAGTCAAGGATCAGCAATTATGCGGGCGCGGCGTGACGCGGATACGTTACGACCCGGTGTTTGCGGAGGAGCCGGACGACGAGGGCGGCGTATACGACGACCTCAAAGGCGAAGAGGTCAAGTTTGAGCATATCAATTGGGCTGATTTCCGCCATGGTCCCGGTCGCATCTGGGAGGAGGTTGAGTGGGTTGCTTTCCGCCATTTGATGACGCGCGACGACTTGCGTTCCAAGTTTGGTGACAAGATTGGCGACGAGGTTACGCTGGATTACTCACCAATTGGGATGGAAGACAAGGACGGCGACGAGGTCGCGGATACGTTTAAACGCGCTACGGTCTGGGAGATATGGTCACACCGCGACAAGGAAGTGGTGTTTATCTCCAAAAGTTTGAAAGAACGGCCTCTTAAAACAGACCCAGACCCGTTGCAACTAGCCAACTTCTTCCCGACGCCGCGTCCCATCTACTCGACTGAGAACACCGACAGCCTCGTTCCCGTCGAGCCATTCCGGTTTTATAAGGACCAAGCCGACGAACTGGACAACATCACACGTCGCATCAGCGGCATTATTGCAGCCTGTAAGGTTCGCGGCATTTACGACAGCACCATCACAGAGATGTCGAACCTGATGGACGCCGGGGAGAACATAATGATCCCGGCGCAGGATGTGTTGCCTTTGATGCAGTCTGGTGGCCTTGGCAACGCCATCTGGATGTGGCCGATTGAGAAGATTGCCGGTGTCCTGGGCGATCTGTACAACCAGCGCGAGCAAATAAAGAAGACAATCTATGAAATAACCGGCATCGCTGACATTATGCGCGGTTCGTCGTCGTCTTCGGAGACTCTAGGGGCGCAGCAGCTTAAAGTGCAGTTTGGCACCATGCGTCTGGACGACATGAGCCGAGATGTCCAACGCTATGCCCGTGATTTGATCCGCATTGCGGCGGAGATTATTTCAGAGCAATTTCAGCCCGACAGCATTGCCATGATGACTGATGTGAAGCTGCCAAGCCCTGAAGAGAAAATGCAGGCGCAGCAGCAAGCTCAGATGATGGCGCAACAGCAGCAACCCATCCCAGAAGCTCTCCAAGAGATACTTGACAAGCCAACCTGGGATGAGTGCCTGCAAGTATTGCGTGATGATAAGCAACGCTCATATCGTGTAGACATTGAGACGGACGCGACTGTTTCCGGCGATCAATCGTCGGATCAGAAAGCTATGACGGAACTGTTGCAGGGTGTTTCCACATTTATCAGCAACGCTGGCCCTGCCGTCGCCTCCGGTTATTTGCCACTGGAAGCTGCGAAAGCCATGCTAATGTCGGCAGTGCGTCGATTTAAGATGGGCCGCGAGGTCGAAGACGCTCTGGACATGATCGGAGAAGATCAACAAGGTTCTGGCGGTGGAGATGCTTCGGCGCAACAGGCCCAACAAGCGGAACAACAGGCCGCACAGCAAGAACAAGCCGCTGCCGCGCAAGAGGCGCAGATGAAAATGCAGATGGATCAGCAGAACGCCGCGCTTAAAGCACAAGAGGTTCAGCAGAAGGCAGAGCTTGAGCAAGCCAAGATGCAGTTGGAATCATCTTCCAAGCAAGCCGACATGATGATGGCTGAGAAGGAAATCGCGCTAAAGGAGCGCGAGATGTCCTTGAAAGAATACGAGGCGCAGAAGCCAGAGCCAGATCCAGGCATGAAAATACAGGCCGACATGCAGATGGCGCGTGATCGCATGGAGTTTGATGCAAGCGAGGCCGACAAACAGCGTCAGGTTGATCTGGCGAAGACCATCATGGCTGAATTCAGTGGCCCAGAGGGCAGCTTAACTGATCCAGAGCAGGCCCTGAACCGTGCTGCGGAGATAATGTCCCGCATAGATGCTGTTCTATCTGCCACGCGAATGGTTGGCGGTGATATCCCTCTGGCTGAAACCACAATCATGGTTGCAGAAGGCGAAGAACCAACAGTGTTGATGTAGGGTGTGATGATGAGCGGTTATAAAGACAACTACGACATGATCGAATGGTCCTATAAGCCCGTTAAAACGGGAAAACGGGTTTATTTTGAGTCAAAACGGTCTCATTTGGCATCTCCAATGGTTTCTGGTGACTATGAATCATATGCCTGTCCCATCACTGGGAAAATCATCGACGGCAAAAGAGAACACAACGAGAACCTGCTAAAACATGACTGCCGAATTCAAGAAAAGGGTGAATTCGAGGACGTTAAGAAGCACGGACAAAACAGAATTAACGCTGAGATGGACAGGGCAATCGACAAATCAGTCGATGCCATCGCAAGCCAGATCGACTTTTAAAAGGGAAAAGATATGTCGGAAGTAACGGAAGACGTTGTTGAAACACAGTCAATGGACGACTTTATGGGTGAACAGTTTGACGTTTTAGAGGCTGAGTCGCCTGGAGACGACGCTGCGCCCGTCGTAGAACAAAGGGCTTCGAAAGAGGCTCTACGAGATGACGTTGTAGATGAAACAACAGAAAGCGACACAGAGAGCGAAGGTTCTGAACCTGGAAATCAGACCATCACAGCCCCGCAATCTATGTCAGCGAAAGACCGCGAAGCCTTCTACACCTTACCGTCTGAGAGCCAGCAGTGGATTTCAGATCGCGTTAAGTCGCAAGAGGCAGATTACACGCGGAAAACTATGGAAGTCGCAGAACAAAGGAAAATGTACGACAAGGTTGAACAGGCCATTGCGCCTCGCCGGCAGCAGTTTGCAATGAACGGAATGGATGAAGGCACCGCAATTGGCCAGCTTTTAGCCCTTTCCGATTATGCAGAAAACGATCCGGTGGGCTTCTCGCGCTACCTGTTGGGCCAGCGTGGAATTCCTATTTCTGCTTTAACTGAACCCGGCGTGGAGAACCGCGTCGATCCTCAAATGCTTGCATTGCAGCATCGTCTGCAAGGTTTCGAGAATCATTTCTCACAACAGCAGGCGCAACAAAACGAACAGGACGGGGCCGTTATTTCGGGCGTTATCGATGGATTTTCTAATGAACATCCTTTTTATAGCGAACTTGAATCCGAAATGATCCCAATTGTTTCAGCGTTGCGTGAAAGCAAACCCGGCATGACCAGCGAACAATATCTAGATACGGCTTATAAAATGGCTATCGCAGCCAATGACGAAGTCGCGGCAAAGATAAATGTTGATTTAAAGGCTAAATCTGAAACTGACCGTATCTCCAAAGCCAAAAAGCAGTCATCGGCTGCTAAACGGGCGGGCGGTACCAGAGTTAGTTCGACTGGCGTTTTACCATCGGGTGCTGCTAAAGCGAAAAGTGTAGATGATTTTATCGGAGCTTTGATTGACGACCGCGTGTCGGCCTAGACTTGAAAGGTCTAAATTATGGGTGCGAATAGCGACTTTACCGAAATTGCGGCAATAACGTATCGCCATTTCAAAAACACTTACCTCGAAGATAACGTGTCGAACCATACGGCTCTGCATCAACGGCTGACAGAAAAAGATCGCGTTGATCTCATCTCTGGCGGTTGGGAAATTCAGGTTCCGTTGGATTATGCAGAGAACGGCACATACCAACGCTACAGCGGCTACGACACGCTGGACATCGCGCAGTCGGAAGTCTTTACCGCTGCCAATTTTGCGTGGAAACAGGTCGCCATCAATGTTGTGGCTTCTGGCCTCGAAGTTCGCCAGAACAGCGGCAAAGAAGGCGTTATCAAACTTGTGAAGAACAAGTTGAAGAATGCCATGCGGACAGCGGGAAATAACTTCTCGACTGACCTCTACAGCGACGGCACGGCTGCCAACCAGATCAATGGTCTGCAAGCTCTTGTGTCTGATGCTGGTACGGGTACGGTCGGTGGGATTAATTCCAGTACATACACGTTCTGGAAAAGCATCCTTCAGTCTGCGGCGGCTCCCTTGCAGGGCGGAGCCGGTATCACGCCAAGTTCCACGACCATTGAGAGCTTGATGCTCCCATTGTGGTTGGCTCTGACGCGTAATAACGACATGCCTGATCTCATTGTCATGGACGATACTTATTTCACGTTCTTCGACAATAGCCAGACAAGCATTCAACGCTATACGAACACCACCGATCTGAAAACCGGAAGTACTTCATTGAAGTACAAAGGCGCGGATGTTGTTTATGATAGCTCGGCTGCTGGTATGCCGGACGCTCATGCGTATTTCCTCAACACCGACTATATCGGGATTTGCGCCCATCGCGACGCAAACTGGACGGAAGTCCCCGAAAAGTCTTCGGTTAACCAAGACGCTCAGGTTGTGCCCATAATCTGGCACGGGAATTGCACCGTTTCAAACCGTTCACTTCAGGGCGTCATGAAAGCCTAGTCGGCATTCATGCAAACTCTATTTCCTGAAAGGAAAATCTAATGTCTGACTATGAGATTACCAACACGATAATCGGGGCGCAGAACATCTCTGTAACCTCGACAACTCAGAACCATCCGCTCGGCACTATCGTCCAAGCGGTTGATCGTGCCTCCACCGCTTACGGCGCTGGTGAGTTCGTTTACCTGAAGGGCGTAGCATCCACGGTGCTGGGGTCTTTTGTGACGTACAATGCTGATGATAACTCAACCGCGCTGCTGGCTGCGAACGCCATTGGCCCGACTGCTGTTTCTATGTCGATCAATGTTGCCAGTTCCTACGGCTGGTATCAGATCAGTGGCAAAGCGGTAGGCAAGTGTCTCGCCGGTTATGCGGACAACGGTCTGGTCTTCGCAACTGCCACGGCAGGCAGCATCGATGATGCTGTCGTCGCTGGTGATCGTGTGAAACTTGCTAAGGGTGCAAGTGCAATCGGAACGCCGTCCACCGGTCTTGCTGAATTCGAAATTCAGCGTCCGTTCATGGATGACGCGACTGCGGCTTAACTTAGGGACGGGGGCGCTCTTCGGAGGGCGTCCCCATCTTTAACTTGAAGGGGGAAATTATGGTTGAGATGCTACAGGAAGAACGGCACGGGTTTTACGTTGAGTTTGAGCTACGTCCAGAGGAAGATAGGGCCGAGTCCATATCGCAAGGGATGCCGGTGTTCAAAGACGTCGAATTTGCTATAATTACGATGCCGGGGGGTGGTTTGGTTGTAGATAAGCCAATCAATGATACGCTACTCAATGAATGGAAGCATGGCGACGACCGAAGGAAGCCACCATCGCCTTTTGCCTACCGCGCATATGAGGCTTGGAAAGATGGTCGTGAGGCTCCTGTAAACGGCACAGATTTGAAGAATTGGCCTGGGGTAACCCCGGCGGGATTGAAAACCTGCCAGAATGCGACAGTCAGAACAATTGAAGATTTAGCGGAGGCTAACGCTGATACCATACGCAAGCTGGGAATGGGCGGCGTCGCGATGAAGGAGAAAGCAAAGGCTTACTTAGAATCTGCGAATCAGAATAAAACTTCGGAGGATGTTTCTGCACTAAGGGTTAAACTTGAGGATTTATCTAATATAGTTAAGCGAAAAGACGAACAGATTTCAGATTTGCTGGAGCGTTTAGATGAACTCCCTAAGAAGCGTGGACGACCTAGAAAAGAGGACTAAATGACACTACTCACTATTGTCCAGAATTCGTGCGATATAATCGGGCTGACACGCCCGTCCGTTGTAATCGCATCTCCGGACCAGAATGTGCGGACATTGCTGGCTTTGGCCCAGGTTGAGGGCCGGGAGCTTCTTGATCGGTATTCCTGGCCTGCCACGCAGATTGAGAAGACGCACACGAGTCTGGCGGCAGAGTTGCAGGGCGTTATGACGACGCTTGCGCCAGGGTTCTCTTATATCACCAGCGGCACGTTCTGGGACCGTACGCTAACGCAGCCCGTGACGGGGCCGCTGTCTCCCATCGAGTGGCAAGCCCTGAAGGCCCGTACAGCGACGGGACCATATCCCAGCTATAGGTTGTTCGGTGGGAAGCTCTACGCTTACCCAGCGCCATCTGCGGGGAATACATGGGTGTTTGAATACCAGTCGACATACTTCTGCCAGTCTAGCGCCGGAGCAAATCAATCGGCATGGGCCGTGGACACAGATGTTGGCGTGCTAGATGAGAACCTGATGGAACTGGGTGTCGTCTGGCGGTTCAAGAAGAAGAACGGTCTGGATTATTCCGAGGATTTCCGTTCGTATG